CCAGCGGGAAGTCGTCGCACTTCTCCCCAGTTTCCCACTGCCAGACCATCTGATAGAAGGCGATCTGCATGTAGTAGCCGTAGTTCGTGATAGCTCTGGCGAACTCATTGCCGCGAGCATCCTGACACTTCTTCAGATCAAGCGCCCATGCTGAGTCGCCTTTTCGGTCGAGTCGGCATTTGACCTTGACGCCGGTTACCGGATCGGTCGTGGCAACCGATAGCTCGTTGCGGCCAGCGGTGTTCATGTAGCCAGCAAAGCGCTTGTTGCGATAGGCGGCCTCTTGCATGCCGATGATGCGACGGTTTTCCGGACGAGTCAGAACCACTGCGCCGCCGAGATCTTTCGCCAGTCCTTTGTAGTAAGCGCAGACCCGATCATCAGCTTCGGCGACGTGATAGGTATTGGCGAATAGTTCTGGCTCAAGGAGCGCCATGTGAATTGCCGAGCCGATCTGTTTGGCGCGAGTGTCGCCGGTTCCTGGCTCGCGGTACTTGAAATGCGCAGGGCTGCGGCGGATCAGTTTCAGGCCTGAGTTACTGGCCGCTTCGATGGCGAAGTAGTCTTCGGCTGGGAGGTTTTCGTAGATCATTATTCAGCTTCCTTGACAACGCGAGTCATCGAATATTCGTGGTAAGCAGGCTCTTGGTCGCGCCATGTGCGCGCCTCTATATCAACGATCCCATTGGTCCAAACGGTGATGATTGGCCCGTACTGCGGATCGCTGTTCGTGCGCGCCAGAGTAAAGGATTTCTTCGGTTCGTTGGCGAGCATGCCAGCCATCTGGTGAGCCAGATTCAGCAGACGATAAACTTCGCCTCCATCACGGCTGTTTGCGTGGATTGGTTTGATTTCAGTGCTCATACCGGCACCCCGTCAGCGTCAACGTCGAGAAGATCTCCGAGCTTTTGATGGAGTTCGGCCAGCTCGCCATTTTCATGCTCCAGCAAAAGCCAGTTCTGAAGCGAGCCAAATCCGGAGACAAACTTACTCGGCGCGGCGTCAGAATAAGGGTCATCGGATGGATGAACTTCAACGTCGACAACATCGACATGGCCGCTGTAGCGGAAAAAAACGTGGTACTTGCCCTGGGCGCTGATCTGCGCGGAAAGCCTTGAGATACCGCTAATCAGGTCAAGCTGTGATTCAGTCGCCATTCTGTATTGCTCCTGTCATGGATACTGCTTTAGGTGGTGAGATAGTGGATCAAGATAATAACTATGTCAACTGCTTTGAGGCGATGAATGACAGATAATCGGCGTAGGCCAGCCTGAATTGTTCGAAGCCGTAGCAGATGGCGGCGAAGTGTCCAGCCTTTGCGCTATTGGTCAGGAAAAGTTTCTGTTCGGGACTGACCTTCGACTTCTTGCTGTCCAGCCGCTTAAGCTCAAACAGGCCGACGATACCGCCAAGGTCGATAATGTCCGGAACTCCAGCGCGAACGCCCTCCTTGGCGCGCATCTGCATATGCTGGGGGCTGGCTTTCGTTTCACCTGGGCAGTGGAAGATCAGCGGGAAGCGTTCAGGATAATTGAACGACAGCCAGCTGATCGAGTCGATTTGCTCGCAGCGCTCAGTGCGGCAATCACCCCGATAGCCGCTGTCGTAGATGCGAATCATCGCGAGCGCAACCATTCAACATCAATGAATGCATCCAGCGTGAAGCCATTCAGATCAACCTGATTCGCCTCCTTTGATTCGCCACGCTTGACGTAATACAGGCGATCTTCTCGTCCCATTACCGGATCAAGAACCCAGTAGTTTTCGCCTGTCACCTCGATAATGATCTGATGGGTTCCGCCTTGAATGTTGAGTGATGGAGCCGTACAGATATATGCTCCCTCCCACTCAAGCATCGGCTCGTCAGCGGTATCGAATGACTTGAATGGAATCCCGAGAGCATCAAGCATAGACCGCAGTGATAGGCCGCCCTTTCGGTATTCGACGTGGAATCGGTCAATCACCTCGGCTGCTGGCTTCCCTGCGATCATCGCAAGGCAGGTCGATACGCAGCTAACTGGGCACGGTTGCATCTGGTGTTTTACAAGGCCTTCGCTCATACAGTCATCTCCTGTTCATTATAACGCCTACGCCCAATCGTCCAGCGACTACCCTTCTTCCGCGCCGACAACTCAGTCGGGACCGGAATCAAATCAATATTCTCCATAACAGTTTCAGCCTTCATCGCCCTAAGCCTCAGTCGCGACCGCTGATCAATCGGCAGCGCATCAACGAACTTGCCCCAGATGATATTGTTGACCTTCTTGTTATCGCCGGCATGCGGATAGAAGATCTCCATCGGCGTGTCGCCTGTCGACAGTTCGTAGCGGAACCAGAGTTTTCCGCCTGAGCCGTGGCCAGCTTTCATCGAGCGCACCGGAATCGACTCGCCGTCGGAATAACTCTTATTGTTCAGCACAGCATTCGGATCGATCAGCATGCGACGGCACGAACGGCACTCGCGGGCGACCTGATCGTTCTGCGTGAGGCAGCCAGGACACAACCTGAAGTGCCAGAAATGCTCACAGCGCTCGCCCTTGCTGTCGCGGTAGATGCAGCGGCGCGCTGATGGACTGTTCATGGTCTGAATGCCCAGGTCAGCCATGCACTTTGGACACTCAATCAGATCCTTCTTCTCCTTCTTCGCCTTCTCCAGCTCGGCTTGTTCGAGAATCTGGTTGTCGTACAGGTGCCCGAGCGTATTCATGACGTCGGCGTAATCCATAACCAGAGCATCAGGCTTGCTGCTGGCCGCAATCAGCTCCAGGCGATCCGCCGCAGTCAGGCCGAACAAGTTTGAGCGCTCAAACATCGGCACTTCGCCATCAAGGATCAGAAGGCGCAGCACTCGACCGATAGCTTGGATGAGCAGAACCAGCGATCCGATTGGCCGCATGAATACCAGCGTGTCCCAATACGGGACATTGACGCCCGTAGTCAACACAGCCACGTTGATCGTGTACTTGATCACACCGGTTTTCGCCTGATCCAGAATCCGACGCCGATCCTTGTCCTTGGTCTTCTCGGTGATGACGCCGATAGTGTCCGGATCAACGCCGAGATCCTTCATGGCGGCAGCGATCTGCCTGGCGTGCCGCTGGGTTGCTGCGAAGATCAGGACGCCCTTGCGGCTGGCCGCCTTCTCGATCACGTCAGAGCAGACCGCCAGCAGCTTCTGGTGATCGCTGACAATGGCATCCATCTCGGCTTCGTCATATTCCCAGCCGTTCGGGTTCAGGTGGCTGAAGTCGTATTGCTTATCCGTGTCATCCGGATAGCCGAATGTCGGCGGCACGACCCAGCCCTGCTCGATCATGAATTCAGTGGTGATGATGCCGTCGCCTACGCCGCCTTCTGGATAATCGATATCGTCCGGCTTGATACTGGCAAACTTCTTCCAAAGGTGCTGCGGGGTATCACCGACGATAGATTCGGTGCCGCGAAAGCATGACCCGCTGAAGCACGCCAGGCGCATTGCCGGCTTGCAGTCATAGAAATGCTCAAGAATCTTGACGGCCATGCTGTCCGGCTTGTCGTATGGGATTTGGTGACCCTCATCCCACATGATCAGGTCCGGGTGAAACTTCTTCATCAGGGCGCGCTGCTCAGGCGTCTTGGCGAGTTCTTCGGCGGTGTACATCGAGAAACGATATTGGCACTTGCGTGGCTCTGGCTCTTCGCCTTCCTTTTCCTTTACGCCGAACCCAAGGGCGCGGGAGATTGTACCCTCGGTAGCGTAGACCACTTGGAAGTGGGTCGACTTGACCTTGCCGCAACTGGCGCTGAACAGCGAGTTGTTCAGCAGCTTGGATTCGTCGTTGAATTCCCAGGCTGCTGCCGAGTTCTGCATGCACAATTCTCCTTGCCTTTGAATCACAAGGACAAAAACACTTCTCGGCCTTGCGGCTCCAATCGCCGCTTTCCGAACTGCAAGAGCCAGGGCTGCAATTATTACGGACTTGCCAGACGAAACGGAGGCATTACAAACTATCGGGGGATGAATCTCCCGATCATGCCACTTAGTCATCTCGCGTGATCTGAAGTGCTTCCGCATTGCCGCCACAACTGGCAGCTGATGTTCCAATAATGGCATTTTATGCTTCCCTTGATTTTAGGTAGCGAATCCTGAGAGCGGCAGAAATTCTTGGGTCATCCTGAATGTCAGCGTATGCGCATGCATATTTGTGTTTTCTTTCTCGCCAAGCTTCGTGTGCGGCTTCCGGAGAAAGGAAATACCCGAGCCTATCCCTGGTGCCGGCAAATGGATTTCCGCATGCCGCCTGAAATCTTTTATCTCTCCGGTTCCACGAGACGCCTATAGGCCATTCGCCACGAGCGGCGCCAGCATCAGTTAAAAACTTGTTCAGATCCTGCGTAACAAATACGCACCTATCTGCCGCGTACAGCTTATTCCCTGGGTGCAAAATGTCTTTGTCTAGCTGCTTTCCGGAGTAACCTTGCGTGGCCATCCATGAGCTAAACGATGAAAATTTAAGCCATTCAGGGCATACGGCGCACTCAAGATACGTTGGCGCTCGACGCAGCTCCCTCTCGTTGTAGCATCGACCAAGCATGCCGCACCAAGATGAATACAGAGGGCATCTCCATGCGACCGCATACTTGCCGTTTCGCCGCTCGAAAGAATAAACCTCATAACTGGCGTCGTTAATGCCGACCCCGAATAGCAGTTTGTTTTTCGCCCGCATAAATTCAACCCACAAAAAAGCCCTTTGACTGTTCGCTGGTGAGACTCCCGGCAGGACTTGGATCGACGGCGGTCAATCCTGCAAGGAACAGCGAACATCAAAAGGCTCTAGTTAGCCGTCGATCCTGTTTTGCTTCGGCGTCTCACGGCCTGCGCAAAACAATTATGCCCTTACTCAATCGGCAATTCAACCTGGCGATCAGCGTCGAGAGGTTTGCTACTCTGCTGCATTTCGCGAACGGCCATGATCAGATCGCCGAGCGTGTGAGAGCTGACGAAAACAAACTGCATAGCTGCACCTTCGCAAGCAGCCAAAACATCAGGGCTCAACCCGTTAACCAACACCGCCGCATTCGAAACAACCATGTCCACTTTCGGCCGACTAGGAGCTTTCGGCGCCGCAACCTTCGCAGTCACCTTGCCTTTGCCGATTTCCTTGGCAGCCTCTTTGCGGCGCTCCAGTTCAGCCGGTGCATCAGCGCCATGATCGCGTACCAGCTTGACGGCCTCGGTGGCCGAGATAACGCCAGCGCCAACGGCTGCATGAACCTCTTCGCCGCCGCTGGCCAGCAACAGATGCTGATCAACGTGCGCCAACGACTTACCCATCTCGGCCGCAATATCCTGCCGGCTCATGCCATGCTCATCACGCAGCGACAGATAGACGCGACCGCGCTGAACGGGATCAAGCGGCAACTGACTATTGCTCTTGGCCACCATCGCCTTGCGTTGAGCCGGTGTGCCCTGGTACGGAACAACACTTACATAGCCGTCGAACTTGTCCGGATACTCCGCAGCGAAATCGGTGTAGGCCCAGTAACGGCATTCGCCATCAACCAGCTCGATGTCGCCGGTTTCTGGATTCGTCCAGACCATCAGCGCCGGAATCGGCTCTCCAGCGATCAGCGAGGAAACAATCGAGGCGATATGCAGGCGCACGTCTTCGCGCTGAAAATCGCGCTCGTTGAAGCCATTGACGATCTTGATCTTGCTGAGCAGCGCCTTGATCGAGTCGGCGCGCTTGGCGGTGGAGTTTTCTTTGTTGGCTGCGATGTTGTGGAGGGTAAACGCCATGGGTGTTGCTCCTGTCAGTAGAAAACAAATAATAACTATATCAAGCTGCGATGGCAATCACGGCGAAAGGAAATCTCGATAGCTGCCGTCAGGTTTGAAGATGCAGCCAGCGGAACCGATGCGGTGCGGGTAGTGAAAGCAGGAGTGGCAGACTGCGTATCTGCCTTGCTTCAAGCGCATCTGCGGCAACTCAACCCGGTGCCGGTATTCGTCCTTGCGCCAGTCTCGGGCGCCACATAGGCATTTTGGTTGGATCTTGTAGGCGTCAGGGTGCTTGTTGAGCTTGCGCCTGGATCCGCAGTGGCGGCAGCGGGAGTGGGTTTTCATATCTTTTCAGCCCATTTTTTTATAAGCCGCATCGAAGCAGAAGAGAGATAGCCGCCCCTGATGTTTTTCAGGGTTGTGTATTTGATGCCTATTTCTTCTGCGGCCTTTTCCACAGTTATTCCGCGAAATTTCAGTATGGCGCCGATACTTATCCATACCTTTTTGGCAGTGGAAACCGGCAGCATATCTTTTGTATCCCTGTAGTCAGCCCCGCGCGTTTTGTGCTCCCTGTATTTAATCGTTCCGCTGCTCATATCGTCCTTCCTGTCATTGCCATAATTGTCGCTCCGGTGGTACTATCCGCGAAACATAATCACTATGTCAACACGGAATTAATTATGCCTCCAATTGATCTTCAGCAAGACGACCGAGGCCGCGCACTCGCCAGCCTGATCGCGGAGTATGGGTCTGCGGCTGCGCTAGGGCGCGAAGTGGGCGTCTGTCAGCCGGCCGCAGCCCTATGGGTCAAGAAGGGTTACATGTCGCGCCGAGCAGCCGTCACGCTGGCCGAGAAGACTGGCCGCATGAAAGAAGAGTTTCGCCCCGATCTGACTGCCGAAGAGTGGGCGCGTGACTTTGCCGGACCTGTGCCTGGAACGCCGCCAGTTGCCGCTACCGATGACGTAAAGCTGCTGGTCAAGCTGGCCAAGCAGTTCGGTAGCGTTAAGGCGTTGTGCGATGCGGCTCATATCTCGGTCAGCGATTACCACACTTACAAGTCACGCGGTCGGATTGCCGCCATTAAGCTGCCGACTTTGCTGGAGCTTCAGAAGTGAGCGGTGAGCGCGAGCTGGTGCCGCAACATATTGTCGACCGCGCCAACGAGGATATCGTCGGCGTGATTCGCGGATACTTGCCTGATCTGAAAAAGACGGGCAAGAACTGGTCAGCCTGCTGCCCATTCCACAAAGAGAAGTCCGGTAGTTTCACGGCCAATGACGCGAAGGGCATGTACTACTGTTTCGGTTGCGGCGCTGGCGGCGACGCCGTCGGGTTCGTCCGCGAGATGAATCCGGGCATGAGCTTTCGCGATGCCGTCCAATCAATCCTTGGCGAGCTCACTCTTGAGTCGACATCGGTACGACGTGTTCGGATCGTTCGCGCAACTCGCTGCGAACTGCCAAGTCATGCCGAAGACCGGCAGAAAGCCGCCGAAATCATGTCACGCACCCATCTAACAGAAATGCATCCATACCTCATGATAAACAACACCGCTTCCAATATTTGCAGCTCAGTCAATAGCAAGGGGATCCTGATGGTTCCGCTGATAAACAACATCGGCGAGACAGTCAATGTTGCCTCCGTCCTTAAGTCAGGCTCGATAAACTACGCTGCCGGCAACCCATCGTTCGGCTCGACCGCCATTCTTGAACCAGAAGGCGAACACGACGGCAAAACAATTATCTGCATCGACTACGCGCACGCCTGGCGCTTGTGGTGGTCGCAGTCCGGAAAGTCCAGAGTCCTGTGCGCCATGGAATACGACAACTTCAACTGGATGCTGACCAACTGCAAAGACCGATTCACGCACATCGGCTGTGATCCATCTGAGGCTGACCAGTTCGCCGATGATGGTCTTGCCGTTGTCGCTCTTCCGCTTGACCCATACGCCAAGACTGGCCGCCAACGAGTTGACAATTGCGCTTGCTCGGCATAGCCTGAAGCTCCTCGGCAAGCTCCTGTCAAGTGCCCGCCAGGCAACCCATCTTCGGATGGGTTTTTATTGGGCAGGATTTATTGCAGGCGTAAAAAAGCCGACTCTATAAGTCGGCGTGCATTTCACTAAACCCGGTCACGTCAGTGGATGTTATATCTCTCCACCTTCGCTTTCAATCGGCATTGCTCGCACGACTCTCTGCAACCGGATTTTGAGTTGCAAGCCCAGAAGCTTTCAAGCTCCCTGGCTACTCCGCACTTAAAGCATTTCTTGATCATGATGCCGCCAATACTAACCATCTGCCCTTGTTGGTAATGGTCGATATCTGAGACTGGTAGCGCCTGGTAAACAGATCCATATCCAACACCGTAAAGGCTGGCGACATTCTTCCTGTTTCCGAGTCGCATGACATGAAAACGAATCTCATGAGCAGGGGCGGATAATAGTTTTCCTGCCGGTCTTTTCCCTAGATTGCCCTGCATCTCGAGACCTTTGATACGCATACTCTTGCGCAGGCTGTTGTAGTTAACGCCGAGCGCTATCTCGACGGCCTGCCATGGCTTGCCAGCCAGCCGCATCTTGTGGGCTTCCTGGCGCTGATCGTCCGTGATTAGTACGCGCCTCATTGATTCAGCTCCTTGACCTTGTCGAGGCGGCCGATCTTTCGATAGCCACGATCGTATAGGTCTTCCCTTGATGCGCCTGGCAGGTAGTTGCCGGTTTCATCGATATCTTTCTCAAGCTGATCTGAGAAATCTGATCGGGTTATTTCCACCACCGATACCGGCGCTGGCGGTGAGGTGTAGACCTTGTTCCATGTTCCTTCCCCATCGAATTCGTCGCCAGGAAGATTGCTGATTACAATTTCTTGTTCGTAATCCGGCTTTCCGTCCTTCATCAGAACCCACGCCACCGGCTCAACCTTCCCCGCTTCCTGAGCGAGAACGGCGAGAGCCTTTATGTGCACTCGGCCGCCGATGTAATGCCAATCGATTTTGACGCCCGTTGCTGCTGACAGGCTTTGGCAAATATTCTCGGCTGTTTCTTTTGGGATATCGACCAAGCACACACTTTGTCCATTTTTGAATACATCTTCATCGCAAGGTTTAATGCTCATGACTTGGCCTCTTCGGGTTTGGTGAGGGCGGCGCAGTCGTATTTGAACAGGACTGTCGCGAGTGTCGTTGCCGCGCTGCTCGGCCCTGTAAGCCTGAGCATGTTCAGTTCGCCTTCTACGGCCTTGCGGAAACCCTGGAGCAACTCAACCAGCTCCGCATTACGCCGCTCGGCGTCCGCAAGCCGCTGCTCAGCAATCGCGACATCAGCGGCGCACTTCACGGCGTTGAAGTCTGGAACTGGAAAGCCGGCCATGCGGTGTTCAATCATCAACCAAACGAAGTTATATTCGGGCCAATCTTTTTCTATCACCACGCAATCCACGCAGGCACTGGCGAAGCTGTCCAACATAGTCGGAAGTTTCGTCCATTGAGTGCTGCTTAACTTTTTGTATTTGATCACCGCATAGCGATCTTCACGCTTAAATTCTTTTGCGTCCATTTCACTTTTCCTCAATGAAGTTTTGAACTTCCGCAAGGCGCTGCTTTAATTCATCACACTCACTGGTGCGCCTGTCATAAGCAATACGCCATGTCGATACGCTGGACTTGAGGTCGCCCAGCTCTTCCCGCAAAGCAGCGAGTTCGGACTGGGCGGCGTCGTAGTGGGCCGCAGAAACAACAGAAAAGCCTTCTGCGGATTTCATTACATTTCTGCCGTCGATTAAAGCTGGGGCTAGGTATCGCGTTACTTCACTCATTCCAAAATCTCCCTCATTCGGTAATTGATGTAGCTTCAAAGTGGCTCTCCGAAGTCACCGCTATCAGGCGGATCAAAGTCATCGAACGCTTTCTGTCTGCGCTCGGCTTCTGTATAGATTCCAGTCCCATTGCAGAGGGGGCATTTAATCGTTCCAGTTCCATTCATGATCCGGCTGATAAATGAATCCTTGCAGGATCGATCGATGACGATTCCTTCTCCGTCGCAGCGATCACACTCGTTGTCGTCATCTTCATCCAGCTCAAGCCAGCGGTCATGTGGTGTCATTGATTAATCCCCGCAAAAATAACGATTACGACAATGCAAGCCAAACTGATAATCAGATCCCGTTTTTGGGCGGGCATGGCAAAGTCCTTCCTGCTTCGGCAGGCGTGTAGATGACATTGAAAGTTAGATAGCTACCGTCTTCGAAGTGGAAGATTTTGACCATCGGTGACGGCTGGCCTTTGTAGGCGGCATGTGTCGTCGCGAATTCGTAGGCATCGCTGGATTCTAGGGCTTGCTGGGCTTTCGATAGGGTTGACACTGGTTGGCTCCTGTCAGGGATTTGTTTCTACGTCGCAACTGTAGTCCTGCATAATAACTATGTCAACAGCCCTTTTCCCAATTGAGTCGGACTGCGGCAGAAATCTCATCCTTGCCACCGGTCACTTCGCCGCCAGGCCAGAAGCAGTGGAATTCACCAGAAGGTAACTTGCTCAGTGCGAATAGGCCGAGTGTCCAGAGCGTTGCATGCCGGCGCTTCCACGGCAGCTTCTCAGGCGGCGGCGTGATGATTCTGACCATTGATGCCAGGCGACCGCAGAAGATGGCTTCAAGGCTGGCTCGCTCGGTTGTCTCGGTTGCTTCTGGGTCTGGGCATAGATAGCGGCAGGCTTTACCATCTGCGAAGGTTAAGTCGAAGATGAGCATTTTTTATCACCTGCCAACTTTTCGATGGTGAACTTGAATGTGCTGATGTCGTAGCCGCGCTCGATTAACTCTTGCTTGAGCGTCTTGCCAGTGAACAACTTTGCATCTTCGAAAGCGGCCATCATGATTGGTGTGTCGCGCCTACAGCTCGATATTCCAGCCTCGATATAGTCCTCGCGATTCCGCCAGAAGTAGGTCAGCTCATTTTCTTCGCGCGGCTCGTGCGCCCATGTGACCGTGACCGCACTCTTCGTGCCGTCGTTATTTGGTCCGCGCCGACCGCCTGGATATCTCATGACTTCACCTCCAGACCTGCGGCTTCGATGGCTTCACTGAACTGCTCCATAGTGAATAGATCTGTTGATATGCAGAGTCCCGGCTCATCCTCTTCGATGTAGCCAGGCCAGAACGGATCAGGCAACTTAATCTCGATAGCCGCGCGTGAGGCTTGCCAGGCCCACCATGCACCATGGATGCGCACTGACCGATACTCACCGTCACTGCCGCGCTCAAGCATTGCATCCAGCGCATAACCTCTTGCGCCAGCCACATAACCGCTTTCTTTGAATGCTGCCTCAAACTCTTCCCGCATTTTCTCGATATTCATTATTTGGAGCTTCGATGAACGTGGTAGCACTTCGGGCAAATGGCATTGAATAGGCCTTTATGGCCGCATTTTTCACATTTGTAAGGAATCATTATTTGGCGCTCCTGTCTTTGCCTTGCATTGCGGCGTCGAACAACGCCTTTCGATATTCCTGATCACCCCAGTCGGCTTTTTCACAGCCATCCTCGCCGAGTCTTGCGCGTACAATCTTTGCGCCTCGACACCACCGGCTCAGATGCTTGCGGGCATCTCGTAGATCGACAGCCATCAAGCTTCCGTAATGGCCATCTGGATAATATTTATGACCTGTCGGCACCAGATACAGATATCGGCACTCTCGAATAATATCCATGTCACTTCCCCTTAACCGGCAACCACTGATCGCCGTCACATTTTTCGATTGCACCAGCCTCAAGCAGCTCATCGACTGCGCGAGTCCAGCAGCTCTTTGCGGTATTCAGATTCATTTCCTCGGCAGCCATCAGCATGCCGATGACGTCATCGCGTATCACCAGCCTGGCTACCGGCTGACCTTCGCTCGACATCACTCTGATTCGCAACTGACTCATTGCCATGTTTTTCGCGACACCTGTACCGCGCGGCGCGGGTCTATGTTTCTCTGCGCGCCCAAGCTCCTTGTTCTGATCGCCAGCCTCGACCCTTTCCAGTAGCGCGGTCATCCTCGGAACAAGGCTGGTAAGTTCCATCCCTTTGATGCTGGTGTCGCCAGTGCGCACCACGCTGAATTCGAAGGCCATGTCTTCCGGCTCAACGGCATCCTTGATCTTGTCGGTGTGAAGTTCGGCGTAAAGCTTCTCTTTTCCTCGGGTGATCTTGTAGCTGAACCCACAGTCGGCCACTGCCGTGGATGATCCTCGCATGGAGTTAGTGTCCGCCTTGCCGGTGTGACCGACGAATAGCACGGTGCAGCCATTGAAAGAATCCCGGATGTCCTCACAGCCGGTAATGAATGCCCGCATGTCAGCAGCATCGTTCTCATTGCCAGCAAAGCACTTGGAGAAGGTATCGATAACAACCAGGACATGTCGCATGTCCAGCTTCTTCTCGATGGATCGCATGGCCGCCTTCAGTTGCTCGCGCTCAAGTGGGTCGTTGATCATCACTGACCGCTCAAGGATGTTGACGGCACCGTTGTCCTCACCCGTCGAGATGCGCCAGGCCTTCTTTCGTAGGTGCAGCTCACTGCCACCTTCCGCCGCTATGTACAGCACCATGCCTGGATAGTCGACATCGATCCCATTCCATTTGCTGGCGCTGGCAACCCTGCTGGCGATGTCCAGAGCCATGAAGCTCTTATAGCTGCCAGGCTTGCCGTAGATGTAGCCGACGTCGTTGTGAGGCAGCACGCCGTAGATCAGCCACTTCTTGTTGCGGACGCGCTCGATGGCTTTCTCTTCGTCAAACTCGATGCGAGACAGGAACTTCGCGCCAAGCTCTTCATCACTGACTGGCTCGTCGGCAACCGTGGCACCGTAGTTTTTTGCCAGGCGTTTGCCATCGGCGACGGCTTGCTCGACAAACTGCCTGTACTCTTGGATCTGGACAACGGGCTGCGACGGATCAAACTTCTCAGCCTCATGACCGGCAAGCGCCATCAGATCAATCAGCTCCTCGACGGGTTCCGGCACTTCATTCGGGTGCTCAAATTCTTCCGTCATGAACTTGCCTCGACCTGTTGAACTGCAACTCGCAACCGAGCCAGGTCTTTGGCATCCAGCACTTCACCGCGATTAATCAGTCCGCGAGCGCACTCTATTATCATTCTGTTGAACTCCTGCTTTGGCGGCTTGTTCGGCGTCGATTCATATCCATGCCATTCAGCGCCATCGAAGTAATAATTATCGCCATCGGTCCGACAGCCAAAAGCAAACACATCGCCGAAGTTTATGACGTAGCCGATTCTTAGTTGGTCTATTGGGAACGAATACATGCGGCCGTTACCCGGTATTCCTGGAAGCCTGCAACCGTAACAGTCAAGTACGGCTTCCGATAGGTTCACGCAATCCGCCAGCAGCGCCACTCGACGACGCCTTTTGAAAAGATTTTATCAACCTTGAATTTTTCTGTTGATTTCTTGTTTTTCTGGCAGACGGAATTTCTTACGTTCTTCAATCGATTGGCGCTCACTGGAAAGGAGTCACCGATAGCCATCGACGCGAACGGATACATGCTCGGCCTGCCACCCATGGAGGAATTCCCACCAGGGAAAGGGTATCTGCTGCTTATGTTTTTTGGATCAATCATGGTATTACCTCGACATGTTTTGGCTAGGTTACCACTACAAAATACGGAAAGGAATAGGATGCAAATGAAATATGTAAATCCAATTTCCATCCGCCACAAAGCATTGGCCTGCGGTGTTTACATCCATAAATCATATTTTTGCACCCGGAGCGCATCCGAGGCTTCGACCAATGAATGCTTGGGTGTTATGAAATCAGCCCTTGGATTTGATATGGAAACCAAAATTCAAACGATTGTTTGCATCCGGCCTACGGATGCAAAAATACACTCTTGCATCCAAAGTGCATCCTCTGGAAGCACTGCAAATAGGCGTTTGCATATTGGTTCGCATATTTTTGCACACGGCTTGCATCCGTATTTTTAGGCTCGAACGCTTGCGAGATGCACATCCGGACCCCCCATTTATGGATAGGGGTCCGGAGTGCTATCGAGCGTCAGGTTCTTGAATTTGAATTTTCACGATCACGGCAAAGATTATCGCGATAATCGATTGACATAGTTTGCTTGGATTGAGATGATCTGTCTCGTGGTGAATGAGCAGGTCGATGCTCAACCGTCCAGGCTGCTGGGTGGATCGGAAAGGCAGGAAGAGATTTTTGTAATAGGCGGAATCGGGTTTTAACTCTTGGCCCCCGCACACAGATTCAAGCCGGAGATCGACACCGGCCACCACAAAAAACGCGGATGTAGCTCAGATGGTTAGAGCGCTTGCCTGTCACGCAAGAGGCCGTCGGTTCGATACCGATCATTCGCGCCAACTTACAACGCTCTTTAAACCTGAAGTTGTTATTCGCATGGTCAATGTAGTTGACTGGTTGGAAAACGGTCACCGTCATAGTGCGGCGTGATGAGCTAGTTAGCGCTGACGAAACTCATGTAATTCTTCTGGTTCGAATCCAGGCATTGACCAGCCGAATAACAATTACACTTGCAACGAATCAACCAGCGCCGCACGCAACAACCGTGACACATCGGTCAACTTCGCATTAGTTTGCAGCGACTCAAGTTCCTTATCCTTGATAGCGCTATGTGATGAATGTGTAAGCCAGGGTTTGGATTACCCGTAAGTCAGTAGTCTCGCTGATGGCGGAAGAGAGGCAAGGACCGAGAAGAATGGTGAGTCTGGAGAAGTTCACCCGCTCAGCCCGCAGATGCGGGAATCGTCTTTATCGCGCGTAGCAATTGAACGCCTCTCCGCGTTATCTGGTTGACTGCCAGCAGTTGCTACACGGATGCAGATGAATGCGCAGGCTGATGCGCGAGCGAACTTGGCAGGGATCGACCTGCGAAAGCCGGAGATCAGCGCCGGTCATTTGCATCAATCTTCATGGTTGTAATGAAAGCGAACCATGCAGCAATGGCGAGCATTGCACCTAAAGCCCGCAACCTCACGGAAGCGGGCTTTTTCATTTGCGGCATCGTGATATAGTGATTCATCCTTTAACCATTTCGTGACAGGCGAAAGCGAATGACTCCTGAGCAAAAACTATTATTCGATGAGCTGACCGATTTGCAGCAGCGGGTAGCCACCGGAGTGCTCGCAGGAATGACGCAACGAGCTGCGTACTACGCTGGTAACGGTAAAGCCAAAGACGACGCTGGAGCGGACATGAGTGCGTCACAGATCATGGGAAATCCAAAGGTAAAAGCGTTCACGGATTCCATGAAAGTTCAAGCTGTTTCTGACGCGATCATGAGCCGTGAAGAGGCCATGAAAATCCTGACCCAACTCGGGCGCGGAAACCTCAAGGATATCGTCAAGTTCAAAACCGTCACCATCGGCAAGAACATGGAGACAGGCGATGACGTGCATCAGACGGCCTGGGTGATCGATGAGGAATTGCAGGAAAGCGATCCTGACAAATTAATCATTATCTCTGAGCTGGAAGTCGGCAAGTTCGGCCCGAAGATCAAGCAGCATTCCAAGGTTGCAGCTATCGCACAGCTAGCCAAGATGGGAGGATGGGAGGCTGCTCAGAAGTTCGAACATGCCGGACCTGGCGGCGGACCCATCTTGACCAAGGATGTCAGCGAGCTTTCCGATGAGGCGCTTCTTGCGTTGATCGCTGGCACCGACAGCCAATGATGGTAATGACGCCAGTGCAACTGGCCGCCCAAGAGTTACTTCGGCGCAGGAAGGCTCGCAGAGGCCTTCTCGACTTCATCCTGTATATCAACCCCGAATACATCGTCAGCGAGTTTGCGCAGGAGTTATGCGCGGCGCTGGATCAGTTCTTCATTGATCAGCAGGCCGGGTTGCGCCCCGTGCTGGTTGTCCAGGCGCCACCACAACACGGCAAGTCGGATATCGTCAGCCGGTATGCGCCTGCATTCCTGTTCGGCCAGGCTCCGGATCTGTCCATCGGCGGGCTGTCCTACTCGAAAGACCTGGCAACCGACATGAACCGCGATGTTCAGAGGATCATGCTTAGCCCTGAATACCACCGGCTGTTCCCTGGCGCCTCACTGAGCGCAAAGCGTGCCGTGACTGTCGACGTGGAAGCCAAGCGCAACAGCGACGTGTTTGAGATCGTCGGGCGCAAGGGGCGATACGTGGGCCAGGGTGTCGGCGGGCCGCTGACTGGTAAGCGCCTGGACATCGGCCTGATCGATGACCCGATCAAGAACGCACAGGAAGCGCTCAGCGAGACGATCAAAGACGGTATCTGGAACTGGTACATTACGACCTTCCTGACTCGCCTGTCGAAGAACAGCGGCCAGATCATCATGGCTACGAGCTGGGCAACGGATGACTTGTCAGGCCGGATACTCAACATCAACCTGAAGGCCAGGCACCTCAAGTTCGTCGCGGTCAACCTGCCAGGCGAGAAGGGTTATGATCCGAGCCGCAGAGAAGGCGCGCTTGTCCCCGATCTGCATCCGCTCGATAAGCTGCTTGAGACGAAAGCGATCATGTCTGACTACTTCTGGTCGGCCATGTATCAACAGTCCCCTGTCGCGCTCGGCGGCAACATGTTCAAAACGGATTGCTTCAAAACCTGGAAGGGAATTCCGCCAAGACTCAAGTGGCGCGCCGTGTTCGCGGATACCGCGCAGAAGACCAAGGAACATAATGACTATTCCGTGTTCCAGTGCTGGGGCGAATCCTGGGAAGGTCAGGCTGTCATGCTGGATCAGATCCGTGGCAAGTGGGAGGCTCCAGAGCTGCTGACACAAGCGAAGGCGTTTTGGGCCAAACACAAAGCAGAGAATAACGGCACGCTGCGAGCTTTCAACGTCGAAGACAAGGCAAGCGGAACCGGGCTCATCCAATCTATGATCGGCATTCCGGTTGTTGGCATCCCTCGGAGCGTTGACAAAATCACGCGAGCCATGGACGCAATCCCCCTGATACAATCAGGAAACGTGCTACTGCCAGAAGATGCGCCGTGGCTATCTGACTACCTGTCCGAATTCGCGGCCTTCCCGAAAGGCGCTCATGACGACCAAATAGACCCGACCATGGATGCCATTGGCGAAATCCTGAGTCCGGTTAAGCGAGATTGGAGAGCAATGTTATGAGTCGAACCCGTGGCTTCATTGACGGCATCACGAACATCGTAAACCAGTTGGCAAACCGCCGAAGCGCGGTCAATACCAACGTGATTACCGCACAGCGCCTAGAAGACAGTCAGCTTCGCGCCATCTTCCGAACAGGGCTCGGCGCCAAGATCATCAGCATCAAGACCGGCTATGCGCTGAATGACACGCTGCAATTCGCTGACGACAAGGATGAGAAGCTTTACCAGCTACGACTTCAGCGAGCTGTGAAGAAGGCGAGCAAGTTCATGATGGGCTTCGGTCGCGGGATCATTCTGCTGAATGAGAAGGGTGCGGATCTATCCAAGCCAATGATCGGCAAGATGGACATGAGCCGGGCGCCGCTGGACGTGTTCAGCGGCGATATGGTCACGGCGATGGATGTCAGCATCAATCTCGGCGATGTGCGCTACCAGAAGCCAGCCAGGTACATGGTTCGTGGCAAGGCGTTCCACTGGACGCGGGTAATCGATTTCACCTACTACATGCCAACTGAGCTGGATCTGCCGACCTATCGTTATGGCGGCATCAGCGAATTCGAAATGATTCATACCCAGCTCATCAATGATGCCATTGTTGAGCGGGCAAGCGGGACGATCCTCGAAAAGAACTCGACGCTTGTGCATAAGGTGGCCGGATTTGCAGACGCCGTCCGCTGTGGCGATGACGACTACCTGGTCAACTACTACGCCAGGGTTGCAGAGCTGCGCGGGATCTACGGTGACGCGGTTATTGATGGCTCTGACGACATGATCAGCGTCGCCCAAACCCTGACCAACCTGGATGCCGTCGACAACATCACGATCCGTCGCCTAGGCATGGTGACATCCATCCCGGTCCCAATCCTGGTTGGCGAATCAGTCCAAGGCCTGAACAGCACTGGTAGCCAAGAGCGTCAATCGTTCCAAGACATGATCGAAGCGCTTCAGTTCGATTACATGCTGGACCCGATCGCTGAGCTATGCGCGCACTACGGAATCACTGACGTATGCTTCAAGGAGAACCAAGGCGGCACTGCGATTGAGCGCATGGACTTTGAAACCAAGGTGATCGACAACGCTGTCAAGCTGGATGCGCTTGGGGAGGATTACCGCGCCTATCTGGAAGAGCATGACATTGTGAAGAAGGATGCGTGGAAGGAACTGTTCAAGCCTGATGAGCCGATTGATGAGCCTGCCGAAGATGTGACCGCGAGTCTCCAGCCATGAAGCGACAGATCACGACCGCGACGCCAACACCGATCAAGGCGCCGAAGTCGCCGCGCAGCATCGAGAATGAATTCGCGGACATGCTTGAATTCATGGTCGCGCAGATGGCTCAGCGATTTCAGAATCAGGTGCTGGGGCAGCTTCACGTTTCGACAGTTGAGAAGTTCGCAGATATCAGTGTGACGGTTTCTCGCGAATTCAAGGTCGTCGATCATTACTACGATTCGACCGAATGGGTCACGAATGATCTTTCGTTCACCGATGCTGCTGGGCACACATGGGAACGCGAAGAGCGCGTACAAGTGCCTTGCAAGGTGCCGGTGTTTCGATATGAGCGCCGCGATGTTTCGGTGGCGTCTAGATCGATGGTTGATCGCGACCGCATCCTTTCTTTCGAAGACGCCCAAACCGGCAACTTCTCGTCGGTCCTGCTCAGGCTGTCGAAGGCTGCCGCGAAAAAGCTTCTGAAGCAATTCAGCGACGACCGCATTGATACCGTAACGCAAAAGATCCTCGGCAAGCTGGACAAGAAGTCCAAGGAGGAGTTTTACAAGAAGGTTGCCGGGAAGACTGGAATCAACGTCGCCGATCTGATCGCAAAGGAAGGCATGAAGCCGACGACTAATGCGCTCATGACCGAGACGGCGCAATGGGTCAAGACTCTGCGCGACGACACCTTTCAGAAGTTCACGAACAACACCCTGTTCGGCATGAGCCAGGGTGAATCGCTGGACACCATTGTCAGCCAGTTTGATGATGTCGTGACCGAACGAAAGAACCATGCCAAGTTTCTGGCTCGTAATCAGGTGCAGAATTACAACTCGGTCACGACGAAGATCAGGGCGCAGAACCTAGGTATCACCAAGGCTATTTGGGAGACTGCTGGCGATGAGCGCGTCAGGCCATCGCACGAAGATCGCGAAGGCAAAGAGTTTGATCTAGCTGAGGGGCTTTATTCGTCAGTGGATGGTAAATATTTGCTCCCAGGTATTGACTGGAACTGTCGCTGTAATTACACCCTGATCATTCCAGAAACAGAAGAACCAGAAGAGGAATAAGGATTATGTCCCAGCGATATTTCATCGAAAACGGCCAAACCATCAGCCCTGCTATGGGTCTTGACTGGGACGGCTGCCTTGTCTCCTTTCTGTTCTTCGACGCTGGCGGTCTACCTGTCTCGGTCGTCGGCCTGCCTGCTGTTTCGCAGAGCATTTACGATTCAGGCGACATCTTCAAGCAGGTCTATCCGTTTTCAAATGGCGAGTGGCGATTCAATGGTCCCGCATCCAGGGTTAAAATCAGCCTGGCGAACGTGACCGGGCATGTGTCGTATCGAGTGATTATCTGGCGCACTGACGATCCGTTTCCGATGATCCCTGATGGCGCGTTCGGCGGGTTGCGGGCGATGACCTATCAATCATATGACGAGACAAACAAGAAGCTTGGGGCTCAGTGGGAGGCTTCCAGGCTTATCACGATTGCTGACAATTCTCCTGCCAGCAACGCCTATTCGATTCTTTTGACTGGGTCTAAGCCTGTTGATCTGAAGGCAAGGTCGCTCGGATTTACGGGGCTCGGCGTCATTGGGCGCATATACGAAGGTCCGACATATACGCCGGGCGTCGCACCCCCTGACCCATGGTACAACATGAACACCAGTAAACTCGGCCAGCAGCCGGAGGCTCAATTGCTGGTTGGTTTCACGCTGATAACTCCAGGGGTGAAATGTGGCGCTGACATTTACGCTGCCGGACCGGCCAGTCAGCAATCACGCGGATCTGTAGCGCTTGACTATGCGCGCAATCGCATATTGCCGAAGCCTAATACTGCCTACCTACTTGAGATTGCGAGCCTTGACCCTGCGTCGCAGCAAGTAGCGGCTCGCATCGAGATGTACGAAGGCGGGCTGGACTTGCCGATTCAGCCGCAGTAATCTTGTTGACATAGTTATTATTTCCTCATAGGATTGCTCCACCTGAACAAAGTGGAGCAAAGGAAAATGAGCAACGAACTGATCGGCAAAACCATCGTCGAGATGAAAATCGCGGATGATAAAAAGGCGCTGCTATTTGTCACATCGGAAGGCGAGCAATTGATTGCGAGGGTCGATGCGGATTGCTGCTCGCATACCTGGATTGAGTCAATTGAGATGCCAGCGCTAGGACTGCCATTCACCATCAGCGCAGAGGAATCGCTTGAGCTGAATAGCGATCTGGATACGCAAGGCGGAGAGATGCAGTTTTACGGCGCAAAATTGATTACCGACAAAGGCGACATGATTATCGATTACAGGAACGAATCGAACGGCTATTACGGCGGCTCCATGGTTTGGCCTGGCGATGATAATTATTTCTATGGCGGCGTATACAATCAGAACGCATCTAAAAATATCTGGATCGAGATTAAGGACGCCGGTTAATCGGCTCATCTTCAAGCCCCTTAACCGGGGCTTTTTCTTGCCCGCTATTTGATGCGGCACAATATTTGCTTTACCTTCTGTCCGGGTTTACAATTCGGCAAGATTTATGCCAAGGCCGGATAATGGATAAGCTCAAATTCAGCGATGCGGCAACCTATGACGGCAGTCTTCGGACAGCTGTCAGTGTTCGCGACGGCGTGCTTGAGTACCTTGGCAGCGAGATTGGCATGGAGCCATCCGACAAGATTTTCTATGTCTATCGGTCGCCAGCTACTATCGCCAACCTTGTCGCGAAGATGCCAGGTATCCCGGTAATCGGCGATCACGTTGAGCCTGGCACCGAAGACGACGACATCCAAAGCAAGGTTGAGTCGGCCACACTGATCGATTCCTTTGATGATGAGCTTGGCTCTACGCTGGCCATCAAGAACAAATTGTTGCTGGACCCGGCAATGCAGGCCGAGATCGAAGGCGGGAAGTCCCAGCTTTCTCTTGGTTATACCGGCCAGCTAACACCCCATTCAAAATACGACTTTGAGCAGATCGATCTGACTCCTACGCATCTAGCCGCTGTTGAGGCTGGGCGCTGCGGTGAAGGTTGCCGGTTCATGGATCGCAAGCCACCAAAACCAGAGGCCTCCTCTATGAAGAAGTTGCACAAGGCGTTCCTTGACGCCGAAGGGGCCTTGAGCCTCGCTCAGATCGTGGAGCTGGCAGCCGGTCTGCCTGAAGCGATCAAAAACGTACCTGCCGACAAGCTGTCCGAACTTCTGCCAGCGCTTCAGGAAATCATGGCCGCTGCGAATGCTGCTGGTGTTGAGCCTGTTGTTGATCCAGTCGTCGAAGTGCCCGACATGACCGACGAAGAAGCGGCCAAGCTGGTCGACGAAAGCGCGGGCGAAGTGACTGGCGATCCGGTGAAGGTTACCGACTCCATGCGCAAAGTTCTGGCGAAGAAGTTCAGCGACGCGACCCGTGTTGCCGTTGATGCTGCCGTGAAAACTCACGCATCTGTCATCGACAAGGCTCGCGGCATCCTGCCGGAATCCTACAGTTTTACCGACAAGGCTACCGCTCAAGTGATGCGCGATGCCCTGGCTGTAGAGCATGGTTCGCAGAAGTTCAGCGACTCCGAACTGTCGGTCGCCTTCAAGCTGCTGAAGAAATCCAGCGGCGAATATCAAACCTTCGGCGACCACAAGGCGGACGACAACAGTCTGTCCTCCCGCCTGAAAAAAGAAATGGGGGGTAACTAATCATGGCCTTTAATGAAGCCGTCGTCACCGCAATTCCGGACCTGATGCCAGGCGAGTTTATCGCCGCATCGCCATACAACTGCTCGGCATTCGAAATCTGGGAAGAAGGCCTTGTACCTGGCCGCTTCGCCAAGTTCGACGGCGGCTCTATCGATCTGCTGGATGCGTCGGTTACTCCGGTCATCGCTGGCGTTGTTCGCCGCAAGATCTCTAGTGCGCTCGAAAACGCAAACTACACCAAGCTTGGCATCGCTCCGGATCAGGTTGCCGAGATCGTAAACTTCGGTTTCGTTACCGTTGAAATTCCAACTGGCATCACGCCAACTCGTTATGGCCAGGTTTACGCGGTGAACATTGCTGGCTCAGAAATCGGCAAGGCTACCACCGTGGTAACTAACAACGTTGCAGTCCCTGGCTGCGTGTTCTGGGAAGCTAAGCGCCCCGGCACTTGGCTCGTTCTGATTCCAAAATACCTGACCGGGGTTTAAGTCATGACAGTTATCAAGAAAGATCCGTTCAAGCTGTATAACGTCAAGTCGTTCGAAGACAAGGCGGCGCTTGCCAAGAAGTTCACCGATGCCGGTGGCATTATCCTGGCGCGCAACCTGGAATTCCTCAGCACCGAGATCTTCACTCAGGAATATCCTGAGCTGACCTTTCTCCAGCAGGGGATCACCGTCAACAACGAAGGCGGTTATGCCGACACCATCAAGAAGCTGAAACTGGCGATTGCTGGTGACTTCCGCGAAGCTGGCACCAATACCAACACCACTGGCAAGATCACGCTGGAAGGTGAAGACGACAACATCCCTGTGTTCAGCATGGATGCCGAGTCGGACTGGTCCGAGATCGAGCTGAAGAAGGCCGAGCTGCAAAACATCAACCTGCCTAGCCGGTTCATGGAAGCGCACCTTGAGGTTTATAACCGCAAGATCGACACCATTGGCTACATCGGCCAGGTTCGCACCAACGGCACGTTCAAGACTCGCGGCCTGCTGAACTATGCAGCCTGGGACACTGACACCGCCGCTGGCCTGGCTTCAGCTCTGACTGGTATCGAGCTGTACGACGAAATCGCCGCACTGATCACTCGCCAGTGGAAGAACGTGTTCAACGTGGAAGTCTACAAGGCTAACCGCGTAGTGCTGCCGTGGTCGGTATACGACATCGCGACAGTGAAGATCCTGAACAGTGCAGCAGGTAGCTCCAGTGTCCTGCGCGCCCTGCAGGATAACTTCCCGAGCGTCACCTTCGGCACCACCAACCGCGCCGAAGCTGGCCAGGCGGCTGTGACGTCGACTTCCATCGCGTTCTCGACTAACCGTCGCGCGATGCAATTCCGTCTGCCAGTGCCGCTGGAAATCTCCAGCATTGACCAGCGCGGGTTCAAGTATTACATGGAGAGCTACTTCTCCATCGCTGGCCTGGACGTGATCGAAGATGGCGCTGCTGCCACTCTGACCGGCCTCTGATCAAAATAGGCGCAAGGACGCGCCACCAATTCAGGAGGGTTTGCGAGTGAGCAAATCTGAGAAGCAAGTGGGCGATACTGATTCGCTCGCCAAGGCTAATGCCGAGATCCAAGACGAGATCCAGGCTCGCGCCGACGCCAAGCTGCCAAAGGGTTCGATCACTCTGGTCAACCTGCAAGCCAACCCAATGAGTGTTCTGGGCCTGGATAGTTACGGCGAAGTCGTCGTGACCGAACTCCAGATGGCAGATCCGCGTTTCGCTGGCAAGGTTGAGCGCGCCCGGTTGCTCGGCTTGATCAAGGTAAAATAATGAGTATCCAGACCGATTTCGAGGCCCGATTCCCGAGCATCCCATGGGTGGAAGAAATCGCGTCGACCTGGGTTTACTACACCTGCCTTGAATACGTCGACCAAAACAAGGAGGCGATTCTTAACCTGATCGCCCACTTGTTGACGCTGGCATCCAATGCAGCGGCGGGCGGTGGTGGTGGATCTCCTGCGCGCAACGTCGCCAGCAAGTCCGTCGGCAGCGTCTCAGTTTCTTATGAGGCTGTCGCTGCGAGCGGATCTACCAGCAACCTCCAGTCCTGGTACAACACCACCATCTATGGCCAGACCTACTGGCTGCTCACTGGCCGCCGTGTCGGGGCTCGATTTGTATGACTCCGCAGCAGGCTCTTGCGCTCGCCCAAAAGCAGCTCAAGGCCATGGAGCGCGCAAAGAATGCGATCGTGAAGGTCGGCCTGCCTGAGAATGAGACGGCTACCAGCAAGGCGTACAAGTCGGACGGCGATAAGTCAGCACCGACCGTTCTAGAGGTTGGCATCTGGCATGAGTACGGAACTGAACACGTTCCAATGCGCTCATTCCTTCGCGGGCCATTCACCGAAAAAGAAGGCGATCTAAAGAAGGTCATTGATGGCCAGTTCGCGCTTGTCCTGGAGAAAGGCCTTGATGTCGAAGTCGCGCTAGGTCGTGTCGGGTTGGCAGCCAGGAACATCAGCGTTGGCGCCTTCAAGACTCAAGGCTATGGCGTGTGGCGTGACATCGAGCAATCAACCAAGACGGCGAAGGGTTCTTCTGGCATCCTGATTGATACCGGGCTTCTTCGGAATTCCATTACTTGGGTGGTTGAATAATGCGTAAGTCCAATTGGGTTTATCTTGGTGACGGTTGGCATCATCGCCCCGCATGGAAGGTTGCGATCAATACCGTATTGCGGTTCGTCCAGAAAGGCCGCAAGCATCAATGGCTGATTGCGACAAAGGCGGCGGGCGCTGACCTGTTCACCTGCGAGCCCGTCGCTATTGGATATTGCTTCACGAAAGTGGAGATGCGCGATGCCCCCTAACATGTCCGAAGTCCTGACCGAATGGTCGCAGCCTGTCGCGCTGAAAACCGTCACCGAAACGACTCTTGATTTTGTGCCGACGATCACCATCCTGTCAGCGCCAATCATGGCTGTCGTCCAGCCCGCAGATCCTGAAAAGCTCAAGGTTGAGCAGATCGACTTCTCCCTTGAGTACATCCAGATTCACAGCGTATCGCCGATGGCTATCGGGCAATACGTCGAATGGCTCGGGCGTGACTTCAAGCTGGTGCCATTCCGCAAAGGTTACGGCCAGTACGGCTATACCGAGGCTGTAGGCGAAGAAACGAAACTTCCGCTACTGGTGCCGACGCCATGACCGAACCAATCCTGATCGAGCTTCAGCGCTATGTGCGCGACCTGCTCGGACATCCAGAAGAATTCATAAAGGCTGGTCGACAGAACTTCGACCGCAAGCAATTCGAGCAGCCCTATATTGTGGTGGACTCTCTGTCCGGCGATATCCCGCTAGCCAGCTCGGCTGACTACGATTCTGACGCCGAGCGGATGCGCTACGTCGAACTGGTATCGCGGACATTCACCTTCGATTTCTACGGGCCTACCGCTGCGACCCTGTGCAGCAACTTCCGGCTGCTATCCCGTGGCGAGCTGTCGCTTGATCTCCAGGCCGCACTGAACATAACCGTTTTCCATCCGACCGCAGCAACCAACGTCAAGCAGTTGACCGGCCAGCAGTACGGCGAACGCATGCAACTAGAATGCCAAGTCCACTACAGCCCGTCTCTGATTGTTGATATACTGCGAATCGACACAGTGCAACTTCGCATAATCGGCGAACGAGGTTTGATCTATGAGCAATAGAATCTATCGGCGCCGACCACCTCAGAGGGCTCATTAATGGCCAGCATCAATCGGGTAGTCAATGTAGCCCTCTTGCCAGAAGGCCAGCAGGCCAGCAGAGACAACATGAATGTCATCGCCGTCCTTACGAGCGAGACTGGCGTTATCACTAGCGCTGAAAGATATCGAGCGTACCTTGAGATCTCCGCTGTAGAGGCGGACTGGGGAACTGCATCCTCGGTAACTCAGTACGCACAAGCCGTCTTCGGCACCAAGCCGAACGCGATCAACTTCGGCGGAACACTGATCATCGGCTTGCATCGCGCAGTCGCTGAAAACGTTCCCGCGACTGCCGCGACTCTTCGCAGTACCCAGCTTGTTGAGGCGACAATCGTCTCCCAGCTTCAGACGATCAGTGATGGTAGCTTCAACATCACAGTTGACGCTGTGCCGGTGGTTGCCGCGAGCTTGGACTTCAGCGCTGTAACCACGCTCGACGGGATCACTGCAATCCTTGATACCGCCATTGCGGGCGCTACCGTCTCGCACAATAATGGTTATCTGACTGTTACCAGTTCTACCACTGGTGCGACCAGCTTGCTGACTTACATGACTCCGGGTCCAGCGGGCACCTTCATTGGTGATCTGCTCACCATGTCCAGCGGCACTGGCGGCACCCTGACCCAAGGCGCTGCTTCGGTAGTCCTGCCAATCGAAACCAAGGTTGAATCGATTAGCGCGCTGAAAACCTTGGTCAATATCAAGGGCGCGGTCTTCACCGATATCGTAATAGATGCTGAAGTTCCGACCCTGGCCGCATGGGCTGGCGCAAATCAGACCATCATTTACAACGTATTCTCCGGCTCCAGCTATCTGGCGGTGGCTACGGCCAACCCGGTTTGGGCGGTCAAGCTGGCAAGCCAGACTTATTTCCGCTGCCTGTACAGCAAGTCTGGCAATCGTCTGCTCGCAGCCACCTACATGGCACGCACTCACACGGTTAATTTCAACGCCGAAAACTCGGCGATGACGATGAATCTGAAGACTCTTAGCGTTCCATCCGAAACCTATTCGGACACGGAAATGGATAGCGCCAAACGGGTCGGGCTCGATCTTTACACCAGTATTAAGGATACGCCGGTCGTCCTAACCAGCGGCGCCAATGACTTTGTTGACAACGTTTACAACATCACCGCATTTATCGATGCAGTGCAAACGGACATGTTCAATATCCTCAAGGCGACAGGGACCAAGATCCCGCAGACCACGCGCGGCGTTAACACTCTGGTAGCTCAGGGCGAGAAGACATCCCGTGGCTTTGTACGCGCTGGCGTGTTCGCTCCTGGTGCATGGTCAGGCCCGGACAGCTTCGGCAATATCGACACCTTCAACCGCAACATCGAACAGTTTGGCTTCTACTGGCTGGCTGGCTTGTTGCGTGATCAGCCTCAAGCGGATCGAGCGGCGCGTAAATCCCCAGTGCTGCAATGCGCCGTGAAAAACTCTGGCGCAATCCACGAAGCGTCGATCATCATCCTATTCAACGCCTGAGGGGCTGACCAATGAGCAGAATCACAATCTCGATGGACAGCGGCTCGCTGATCCTGAATGACTACACGTTCAAGAGCTTCGCGGAGGGTGATTACCTGACCATCACCCCGGTCAATGCACACACTTCACGCGTCAACTCGGCAGCCGGTGGTGTGACCATTGGCGAGCGGATGGACAAGGACGTATACGACCTGACCTTCAGCATCCAGAAGTACAGCGAAGACGACATCTTCATGGTCGGCCTGATCAATACCGAAGGCGTTGCGCTGATCGAGGGCTCGGCAAAAGAGTCGTACACCTCTGATGGCAGCGCTGGCATTGAAAGCTGGAACCTGGACGGCGGCAGCATCACCACTCTGCCAACTCAGACCCGGAACAACCAGGATGGCAATGCCTTGATGGAATACACCATCCAATTCCGCACCGCGAAACGGAGCTTGTAAGAATGAATGCACAGGAGCAGCGGGCCGCGGCGATGGCGCAGGTCAAGGCCGTCTATGAAGATGGCGAGGCCGAGATCAATGGTCGCAAGTACAAGTTCCACAAGATGACTCACGTCGAGCGCCGCAAGGTGTTCGCGTTCTATACCTCGGTTCAGCGGCAGATCGGCAGCCATGACTTCAGCTTCTTGGATACGCCGCAATATGCCAATGTAGAGGAGGTGATGTGGTCGAACATCTCGCTTGACGGCGTAGCCATCAACAAGTCTCGTGATCACTGGGATGAGTTCCCCGAGGACTACATCAACCTGCTCAGCGTTGCCATGGGGGTTATGTCATACCCTTTTATTCGCGCCGCAGGTATCGCCTCAGCATCCCAGGCAGGGGAGCCAGCGAAGACCTCATCCGAGAAACCAATGTAAGCGGCGAACGCATGGCAATGTTCGCTCTGGTAAAGGCCGGGTATGGCAGCCTGGCCGAAATCGAAGCGATGGATACGACCGAGTTTCTTGACGCCATTGAGTTCGAACAAATCACCGCCGATATTCAGGCGCACAAATCGAGGAATCCTGATGGCGGTCGTCACTGAGTTAGTTAGTCAATTCAGCTTCAAGGGCGACCTCAAGCCCCAAGAAAACTTCAACGCCAACCTTAAGCAGTCAGTGGCATTGCTTTCGGCTGTAGCGGTTGGTTTCTATGGGGCGACAGGAGTTCTGTTTGCTTTCGTGGCTGAGGCTACGTCAGCCGCAGATGCGTTACTCGACATGAACGCCGAGACGGGAATCTCTGTAGAGAGCATTCAGGAGTTAGGATTCGCCGCCGCGCTCTCAGGCTCTAGCACCGAAGCGATGACCGCCAGCTTGGCCGGCCTAGCGAAAGTGTCAGGTGACGCTGCGCGAGGGCTCGGTAAAGGGAAGAAGGCATTCGACGAGCTTGGGATTAGCGTGAAGGACTCAAGCGGAAACGTTAAAACAGCCGATATTCTATTTGGTGAGTTGCGCGATTCGTTTGCCAGGCTTGGCACTGATCAGGCAACCCAGAAATCCATTATTGCCGCTCTCGGTCTTGATCCGTCAACACTTCAGTTGCTAAATGCCACCAGCGAAGAGGTAGCTGTTCTGGTCGAGAAATCTCGCGCCCTAGGGATTGTCACCACCGAGCAAGCTCAGGCCGCAGCAGAATTCCAGGACTCTCTCGATACCGCGAAATTCGCGGTAAGCGCGATCAGCCAGCAAATTGCTATCGGTCTAGCGCCGACCATGCAGAGGATAACGGACGGTTTTGTTGAGTTCCTTATAGCAAATAAAGACTTGATACAGGACGGGCTTAAATATTTAGGTGAAACCCTGGTGGCCGTGTCCGGCTTCCTAAACAGAATGGCTCCGATACTTGGCGTCCTGGCCGCAGCATTTGGTATTGCGCAGCTAGCGGCAGGAGGATTCGCCAAAATTATGGGGATAATCCTCTCGCCTGTTGTTCTCATCACGGTAGCCATCGTTGCGCTATTGTTGATCATAGACGACCTGATGGTTGCTCTGGATGGTGGAGAATCCGTTATCGCCGATTTCTTCATGGAGTTTTTCGGCTGGGATATCGTGCCGGTGCTGCGCGGAATCGTTGACGCATTCAAGGCGATGTTTGCGCAACTCTTGGCGCTGGCTCAGCCGTTCATTGACGCATTCAGCCAGATATTCACTGCGATCATTGCGGCCTTTAATGGCAACTGGGCGATAGCGCTTCAATCCCTTCTGGATGCCTTTAACTCGGTAGGGACTGGCATCAAGAATATTTTCATGGGTCTGTTCGATTTCATCGGGACTGCATTCGGCCAGATTCTTGCTGGCATCAAATCGGCGGCGACTTCGATCCTGCCTGATTGGGCGATTGAACTGGTCAGCTCTGGCGGATCTCCTGAAGCGCTCGGGGCGCCACAGGGCGCAGAAGGAATTGCCGCGCCACTCCCAAGCGGTAGCGGGCAAGATCCATGGGATGTGCCAGGCATGAGCCCGAACGACGCCGTAGCGATGACTCCAGCAGGCAACACATCGGTTAACAACAGCCAGATCAAGCAAGAGATCAAGATTGACATCGCGAGCAGCGATCCGAAGCAGGCTGGCGCGGCTGTCGATAGTGCATTGCAGGACCAACTGAAGACCGCCAAGACCCAAGTTAACCGAGGTGGCCGATGAGTATTCAGGATCTGAAGGTTGGCGAAACCAAGGCGCTCGAATCGTCATCGCTGGAAGAGGTCGGTATCGGCGGCTTCACCTTGTTCGCCAGGGTCAGCGATCAGACGCAGTACAGCACTGCATCGCCGACATCGGTTGTCGAGGACGGCACCTATATTGGCGATCAGCTCATCAATGCGCCGATCAAGATCACGATCAATGGCGAAGTCGCTGACGTGTTCTTCAATTCGCCGCCTCGCAGCGCTTCCGAAAGCCGCCTGCCAACAGTAGGCAAGGTGTCTTCATTCCTGCCGAAGCGCACGCCGTCGCAGGTTCAGCGAGTCGCCAAGGTCGTCGATAGCGCCGGAGATTCACGTAGGGCGATCAATGAGAAGATCTCCCTTGGTGCCAAGCCTGGAGACTTCGCGGGGAACAAGTCCGGATCGAAACCGATTCGCGAACAGTTCGTGGACTTCATTGAAACGCTGCATTACGGCAAGCAGCTCACAACGATCTCGATGCCGTATCGCACGCATGACAGCATGGCGATCAATGACGTAACCATTACGCGAGATAACCAGCGGCAAGCGCTGGCCTTCACATTGACCGCGCAGAAGTTTCGGATCGCTAAAACAGTCTTCGCTGATGCGTCGCAATTCTATAAGAAACCGGCGCCATCAGTGAAAAGCCAAACGGGCGGCACGGCTGACAAAGGCGTTCAATCGCCAACCTCTGGCGAGGGTTCCGGCGCAGGACAGAAGAAGCAGAAGTCAGTGTTGACGGCGATTCTTGGCAGGTAATTTCGGGGTATTAAAATGGCGTTTCAAATAACCAATATCACCGACGAGCCAAGCCAGCGGCATGTTCTGCTTGTGGATGACGAAGAGATCATCATCATCCTGAACTTCTATCAGATCTCGGAGTTCTGGTCGCTCGATGTTAGCTGGCGCAATGAGCGGTTTAACGGCTTCATGCTGAGCCTTGGTTGCCTGCATATCCAGGCGCTGAACTGGCCGTTTGATTTCTTTGTGTCGACTACGGACTCAAGTGGGCTTGCTCCATTCCGCTTGGGCGACTTCAGCGAGGGGCGCTGCGAGCTGTACTTTGTGACCGCCGAAGAGATGCAGGAGCGGCGGGGATTGGAAGTTCCGACTTGACATAATGATTATCCTGTACGATTATCGTGTTGCGCAATGAGGCGCATGACAGGAGCGAGAATTATGAGCGTCAAAGATGATGGTAACGCGGCATTTCCGATGCCAGGTTCGGAGCATAACAATCCGTGGTACGGCATGAGCCTGCGCGATTACTTCGCGGCCAAAGCGATGCAGGGCATGGTTGCTGCTGAGTTCGGCGCAACTTTCAGCCCAGAGCATTGGGCTGAATATTCCTACAAGATCGCCGACGCCATGCTCGCAGCTCGCGGAGAATCAAAATGACCTACATCACTGAAACCCTGACCAAAGACGAAGCCCTGCTTGCCGAGGGCAAGATCTCCAAGTGGTCGCTGTTTCACATTTACTGCGCTGCCGTAATCTTCGGCGTGTCGGTCATCTGCCTGCCGATCAGCGCTCTCTTGCTGATCTACGCCTACCTGAAGATCCGGTCGACCGAGATGGGCATCACCAGCAAGCGAGTCATCCGCAAGTCCGGCGTGATCATGCGCGATACCAGTGAAATTAGGTTGAACAAGGTCGAATCGGTATCGGTCAAGCAGGGTTTCCTCGGGCGCATCTTCGGCTATGGCGACGTGATTATCTCGGGTAGCGGCGGGAATGATGCCGTGATGAAAGGGGTTAAAGATCCGTTGGCGTTTCGTGCCAAGGTTGATCTCGCCACCGAAAACATGGATCGATTCTTCAAGGGGCAAAGCTCGCTTATACCGGCAGGCGGCGCAGCATGATCCAGATCGATTGGAGCAAGGCGCCGGAAGGTGCGACACATTTCGATTGCCGCGAATATGTCTCGCCTGCATTCATGCGAAAAAACCACAATGGCCGCGACTGGGAATATTTCGGCATGAGCTACTGGATCATGTACGGCCAGTTAAGCGCAGATCAGGCAGCCAAATTGATTGTAAGGCCGAAGGAGTGGACAGGCGAAGGCCTGCCGCCTGTTGGCATCGAATGCGAAGTTATGGGCGGCGGACTGCCTTCTACCGCATTTGACTGGGAGCGCTGCACGATACTGTTGATAAACGAAGGGGCAGACGGAAAGCAACAAGTATGCACGAGAGATTTCAGAGGCGATCTTGCAATTTACTACCCGGAGATTGACGCGGTTTATTTCCGCCCAATCCGCACGCCAGAGCAGGTCGCGGCGGAAGTGCGCGAAGGCGCAATCCACGAAATGGTCGACCACCTGAAGCGCTGGAATACCGTTCAAGACCTGTGCGGCGATCTCTACGATGCCGGATACCGCAAATTCGAAATAGTGGAAGACTGAAATGGCCGAACGCTTCCTTAGAGACTACCGGCTCACCATTGGGATAGGCGACCAGGCTGTCGTCATCCTGCCGCCATTCCGAATCCGCTTCAGCGTCGACAAGTCCGACAAGTCCGACCTGAACAAAGCGACGATAAAGATCGACGGCCTCAACACGGACAAGCGCCGTCGATTGGTTCGCGATCCTGACGAAAAACCAGCCAAGGGTGACGATGGAAACGCCAAGCCAACCTCGAACACGAATAGCGGTTATTTCCCGGTGCTGCTGGAGATCGGCTATCAAGGCAAGCTTGAAACGATCTTCAGGGGCTCCATTGATGAAGCTGGCAGCACTCGCGAGAATGACGGCCAGTTCGTCACGACCATCTCCGCAATGGATGGCGGAGAAGACTTCCTTCGCGGGTTCGTATCCACCACAGTGACCAGCAAGTCCGCCGCTGTTGATGCGGCACTCGGCACCATGCCGAACACCAAGAAGGGAAAGGTCGGAGCCCTGGGCGATATCACGCGCCCCAAGGTGCTGGTCGGCAACTCCATGGCTGTCGTGTCTGAAATGCTCGGCACTGACCAGCGCTGGTTCATTGATGATGAGCGCCTGAACATCCTGGGGCCGACTGAGGTAGTTTCCTCATACATTCCCGTGATCAGCGCAGAGACTGGCCTGATCAACACGCCAGAGGCTGACAAGAAAGAAGTTACGCTGACCACCTACCTGAACCCATCGGTCAAGGTCGGAGGCCTCTACCAGCTTGTGTCGGTCACTGCGCCGCATCGTAACGGTGTCTACAAGTGCAAGCTGATCACCTACAGCGGCGACAGTGACGGCACGGACTGGTTTCAGCGCGTTACGGGCGAGATCGCAGAAAACTATTCGGTGCCGAAATGACTGACAAGAAAGAAGAGCTGACAGATGTTCTGAATGATGCGGTGATCACGGCGCTGGCTAATACGCACACGATCCTGATCGCCAAGGTTACTGCCGTGGGCGAGAAGACCATTGACGCACAGCCTGTCATCCAGCGCGTGGTTGACGGCCAGGCGATAGATCTGCCTGTGTTCCCTTCGATACCTCCAGTCTTCCTGAGTGGCGGCGCGAGCTATGACGCGCACCCGATAGCCGTGGATGACTACTGTCTTCTGCTTGTCAGCGAAAGATGCTTCGACCGCTGGTATGGTGGCGCTGACAACGTGCCGCCGATTGAGCCGCGCATGCACGATTACAGCGATTGCTTCGCACTGGTTGGCGTATCCCCTGCATCCATGGCCAAGACCATTCCGACGACCATCGAGCGCTTCGGCGATTCAACCGTGACTGGCGACTGGATTCATACCGGGAATTACACGCTGATTGGTAGCCTGGATGTATCGTTGAATACCGACTCGACTACCTACTCAGTGGCCGGGACTCCAGGCTGGAACGGCACATTCGCAACTGGCGATTCCAGAACCGTCACCGTTGTTTCCGGAATAATCACAAACGTCGCATGATGCTGTAAGATGCTGGCATAGCTCTTGCAGGTGACGACATGCGCGTATCAGGTCTAGATGAAGATGGTGACTGGCGGTTCGGTCGTGGCCTTGCCGTGTACGTTTCCCGCAGCGATGCCGTCCGACAGAACGTCGTCACCCGTTTAAAATCCTTTCGCTCTGACTTCTTCCTTGATGTTGACGCTAACGTCGACTGGATCGACCTGCTTGGTCGAAAAGGAACTCAAGAAGAAATCATGCGCGCAGTCGAGCGCGTCACGCTGGCAACCGATGGCGTAACCACGATCACCAACCTGGAAATCGAGGTCAAGACAAGCACCCGCAAAGCCACTATAATACTGTCGTTTGGCACGATTTTTGACGAAAGCATTACTGAAGAGATAACCATCTGATGCCAGGACCGACGATTGACGCCAGCGGAATCACGATCCAGAGCTTCGACGAGATCTTTGCCGAGCTGGTTGCTGGCTATCAGGCGATCTACGGCGTAGATATCAACCTGGCCCAGGAGAGCCCTGACGGCCAGCGAGTGGCTATCGAGGCAAAGTCGCGCTCCGACATGCAGTCGTTCGGCCTGTGGATAGCCAACAACTTCGACCCTGACTTTGCTCGCGGGATCTTCCAGGCGAAAATCGCCAAGCTCTCTGGCGTGTTTCCTCGTCCAGCAACCAGGTCGTTTTGGGATCTATCCGTAACGTCTACCCGCGTCGTCACGCTGCCGACCGGATATCAAATATCCGATGATCTCGGCCAGCTATGGGAATTACCGGCGCCAGTCATTCTGCCTATTGGCGTAACGCCGATCACCTTTCAGGCGACCGACTTCGGATCTGTGACCGGGCTGGCTGGCGCAGTGTTTACGCCCGTCACCGTCGTGCTAGGTATTACCGACTTCACGGCGGCAGCTGATGCCGAGCCTGGCGTTGACGAAGAAACCGATGAAGAGTTCGTCCAGAAGCGCAATCTAAGCCTTGAAAATCCGGCATTCTCAACAACCAACTCTCTCGCTGCTCGCTTGCTCAATACCGCTGGCGTTTCAGACGCTCGCGTCTACGACAATGATTCCGATGTGTACGACCCGATCAATAACCTGAATGCGCATAGCATTTGGGCGGTTGTCGAGGGCGGCACTATCGATGACATTATGCAGGTCTTGCTTTTCCAGAAGACGGGCGGGACCGGGATCAAGGGGGCAATCGAGGCGACAATTCCCGAGACGCTAACCCGTCCAGACGGCAGCACATTCACAGTCATCCAGGTGCGCCGCTTTGACCGACCAGTCATGACGCCTGTTTATGTGCATCTGACGGCGACCAGAAAGAATCCGCTAGTGCCGATTGATATGGCGCTGATCAAGCAGAAGATCGCGGCCTTCAAGTTCTACATTGGCACCTCACTGGATGCCTCTGAACTGTATTGCCCAGCCTATACAGCAGGCGATGACTTCATCTTGACGCTCATGAAGATCAGCATCAACAACGTCACATTCGTTGACGGCAGCTTGTCGCCTGCTCCGGGTGCGAAATTCCAAATCGACGCGGCAAACATCACCATCACCGAGGTGATCTGATGGCGATGGTCGACGAGACGGTCAATCTGCTGATCAAGCAGTATTGGGAGAAGCCGAAAGCCAAAGCTGAAATTGAGCTTCAGGCTTCGACATGGGAAACAACCCGCGCCTTCCTTGATGCGCTTGACCAGGCTTTCGATCTAGATAATGCGATTGGCGCACAGCTTGGCGTGCTCGGTCGTATCGTTGGCATTAGCCGCTCAGTCCCAGATGTGATCCCGAAGATTTATTTTGGGTTCAGTATCAACCCGAACAATGAAGGGTTTGCCAGCAAGTTCAATCCGTCGAGAATTGGTGGTCCTTTTTATAGCAAATTCACTTCGGCTTTCACCGATCTCCAGCTTGGAGATAGTGATTATCGATTCTTTATTCGTGTCAAGGCAGCAAAAAATAGAGCGTCCGGGTATGTTTCCAGTGATAAGCACATCGGAATACAAAGCGTTGTCCTTTCTGCATTTGATGGGCAGGCATACGTTGTAGACAACCTTGACATGACGCTAACTCTTTATGTGTCGCCCACGGTAAGCCTTGATCGACTAAGGCTAATACAGATTCTTGATCTGCTCCCAAAGCCGCAAGGGGTCAGGTACAAGGTCGTTATCCAGGCTGAACCAGGCCTAACATTTGGCTTTTCAAATAACCCGGATTCCAAAGGGTTCGCTAGTAAATTTGATCCGCTGCGTGAAGGCGGTTTCTTTGCAAGAAAGGTGATCTAACATGGCAAAAATTGTCCGGTATAACGGCAATCTCGTAGCCTTCGCATCTGGCGCGCCAGGTACTGAGCGGACCATTTTCGGAGAGGTGACTCAGGCCAACGACCTAACCAGCCAAATAACCCCCGATTTCATTCGCGGCTGGGGCATTGTCGGGCCATCCGATCAGCCAGCGCTAGAAGATTTCAATGGTGCCATGTATACGCACGGCCAGTTGCTGGCTTACCTGCACCAAATCGGCGTAGCTGAATACAATGCGGCGCAAGAATATCATCTTGGCAGCTTCTCTAATGTCAGCGGTGTCATTTATGTTTCGCTCATCAACAACAACACAGGCAATGCCCCAGCCACATCTCCAGCGCAATGGAGATCGCAATCGCAGCACGGTATTTCTCGTCACATAACAAACGGGTCATTTACTGTTCCGGCAGGCGTCACCACAATCTACGTGTCCGGCTGTGGCGGTGGTGGTGGTGGTGGTGGATCTGGCACCACGTCGTCATCGTCAAGTGGCGGTGGCGGTGGCGGTGGCGCTGGAGAATCCGCGCTAAGGAGTCAGTTCGCTGTTACTCCGGGTCAGGTTCTGGCCATCTCTATAGGGGCTGGCGGTTCGTCTGGAGCTATTAGCGGGTCTGGCGGGTCTGGCGGCACGACCACTCTCGGCGCAATTCTAACTCTCGGCGCAGGCCTTGGCGGCAGCCCTGGCTCTGTAAGCGCCTCTGGCGCAATAGGTGGCGCAGGTGGTTTGGGATTCCCTGGCGGCGCGACAGGCGCGGACGCCACAAACAACGGGAATGGCGGAGGATATGGTGGGCCAGGAGGGTCTAGTTTATTTGGCGTTGGGGGCCGCATCATCAAAGGTAACGGCGGCAGTGCTACGGCTGGCGCAGCAGCGGCCTATTTTGGTTCTGGTGGCAGCGGGTCAGGCGGAATAAATGGGAACCAGACAGGCACGGGTGCGGCAGGCGGCGTAGGAACGCCCGGTATATTAATCATTGAATGGTGATAATGTGAATAAGTACGCTGTTGTGAATGAATCAAGTGGCATCGTTGAAAACGTCGTGATTTGGGATGGTTCGGTTGAGTCCGGCTGGTCGCCACCCGATGGCTATATTGCGGTGGAATCAGATCAGGCGCAGATCGGCTGGATGTATATGAATGGCGTTTTCACGGCGCCCCCAGTAACGCCACCGCCACCGCCAACCCCTCAAGAGATTTCCGCAGCAAACATCATTAAGCTACAGGTCGAAACTCAGCTTGCGGCAGCGCAAAAGGCCGCGCTACAGAACAGGATCGGAACTCTTAACGATGCCATAGATCTTGAAATTGCAACCGGTGAAGAGGTGGAAGAACTGCCGATTCGCCAGGCCCAGCTCCTTGACTGGAAGCGTTACGCGGTTTACCTGGGGCGCGTAACGCTTCAGGAAGGCTGGGCGCTAACAGTTGAGTGGCCGGTACAGCCAGCATCCGGAATGGATCTCTCTGTTTCCGGCTTAGCCCCAGAGCAGGCATAATGCCAGCCAACAAATAAAAAGGGTTGACCATGGAAGATCCAGCCGTCATTGCAGGAATGCCAGGGGTGATTGCTATGGCGGTTGGCGCCTTCCTTGGCTGCATGGCCGCCTTCAACAAGTGGCAGCAATCGCAAAAGAACGATGTGACACAAGTCACGATCCTGACTGACGACCGTGACCGCTGGCAGGAAAGAGCCGAGAAGGCAGAATCGGCGATTGATGATTACAGGGAAAAGCTGAACCAAATCATCCTTGATCAGTCGGAAATGAAAGCGCAAAACGCCGTGATGATTGAGCAGCTTAAAAACCTGCGAGAAGAAAACGATGAGCTGCGCGCCGAAGTTCGAAGGCTTGCAGGAGGTTCAAATGTCCGATCAGTCTCCTAGTCCGTGTGACCATAAACGCATCGCCAGGGAGCGTAGCCGCTTCCTGTGCTACGGTGCTCTATCCATTGCGCTGGCGGTTGGCTTCGGATATTCCATGGCGGCAATGAGGTATCAAGGGGCTTTTGCGGCTATCGCTGAAGTAGGGTCGAAAGAACGCACAAGCCTGCATAATCGTTATATGCGCCAGCTTGGAAAGCGTGACCGGGAAATAAACGAATTGATCAGGATCTGCCAGCCAGGAGTTGAGCCTAGATGACCTACCCAAAAGCGGCAATCGAGGCGGCATTCCAATTGCTGCCAGCCAAAATGGACTCACTGAATGCTCGTGTGATCCTGGCGGCTATTGGCTATCAAGAGTCTGGCTATCAAGTCCGCATCCAATACGGCAATGGTCCGGCTCGTTCCTATTGGCAGTTTGAGAAAGGCGGCATCAAAGGCGTAATGCTTCATCAGGCAAGCGTGCGGCTGGCCGTATCGGTCTGCGAGGCGCGAGGCGTCGAATTCAATAGCTCTGCCATCTGGAAGGCAATGGAAACCGATGACGTGCTTGGCGCTGCCTTTGCGCGACTGCTGATGTACACCGATCCAAGGCCGCTGCCTGACAATGCTGAAGATGCCTGGGAGATGTACGCTAAACGCTTGTGGCGTCCGGGCAGGCCGCATCCAGACAAATGGCCTGACTCATGGGCGTTCGGCCTGGAGCGTGCAAATTGAACTGGTCAGACATCGGCAACATGGTAGGCCGCGTCGCGCCAATCGTCGGAACCCTTCTCGGTGGCCCCGCTGGTGCCGCTGTAGGTGCGTTAGTCGCGAGCGCGCTGAATGTGTCGAATGACCCTGAAGCGGTTAATGCTGCGCTTGCTGGGAACCCTGAAGCATTTGTGCGCATCCAAGAGCTGCAAATAAACGCACGGGTTCAACTTGAGCAATTAGCCGTCCAGATCGAAACGACCCGGATTCAGGCTGAAGGCGCACAGTATTCTGCCGAGGCTGCTGATCGGGATAGCGCAAGACAACTGGCAGCTAAGCAGCCAAACGACATGATCCGGCCAGCGCTGACCATTGTGACGCTGGCCGGATCTTTGTTCGTTGTCGTGGCTACCATGCTTGGATGGGCGAATGCCGCGATCACTGATCCAACGGCATCGCTCACTGTGGGCATGGTCCTCGGCCTATGGCTTGGCATGACCAAGGAAGTCATGGGCTTCTGGTTCGGCATGACCAAGGAATCGCAGAAGCAGAACGCGATTGTCACTGAGTTTGCGGTTGCGCCTGGCACGGTGACCAAGCCGGATAAGTGATTAGGCAATGGGAGCGATTGGCGCGGGCTTCCAATAACTACCTTGATTAGTAACTTCGCCCCTTCGCTTGAGCCTTTGCAGGGACGCGCTAACCAGTACGCGATCAATTTTCAAGCAATTAGATAGGAAATATGCGGTCCCGCCGCCTTGCGCATTGATTTCCACCCACACACTTGTGTCGCGAAGATCATTGCTAATCTTGCGTAACATGGATTCTCTGCTCATTTCCGCATCGCCCTCATAATCGCCGCAGTCGTCTTGCAGGCCGAATACTTACGCTGACTATCATCAGGCAGCGCGCTCAATTCAATCGGATGATGACCGCCAACCCAGCAAGTCGGCTTCCAGGGTAGATCTCGGTGGAGTTTGTTTTTCATGGCATCACCTGTTCAGGATCAATACTGAAGTCATCTTCTCGACCGTATCCGAACTCATCGCCAAATTGCCAAACGGCGGCGACTCTTCCGGCGACGAATGTGTGAGCGACAATTCGGACGTCGCGGCAATATTCCCTTGAGTCAAGAATGCATATGCAATCGACGGGAGGTATACCGACTCCCTCATAAGCGACTTTGGCTCGCTGCCGAAGCTGTTGCTTGATCTCATCGGCTGTCTTGGCCATCACGCCACCTCCGTCACAACAACAACCCACTCGCCACCCTTCTGACCGCCAAGCTTGATCGAATAATTGTTACCGCTGAAGGCCATCTTTTCGGCCATGGCAAAGGCTGACTTCGGATCGAGTGTGGTTAGCGTGAAGCCTGAGCCGTCTTCGTGTTCGCGTAGGGTTTCGGTGATCATGATTATTCTCCTTTGCGATAGTCGCGGGCATCGGCCATGCACTCGCGCTTCAGTGCCAAATATTCACGGCGATCTGCCGGGAAAGCCTGCCAGCTATTGCGGCTGCACTCACGGGCTAATCGAACGCATGACTTCATTTTAGATTCGGTGAATTTGCTCATTTCAGCCTGCTCCTGTCGCTTCGTTTCTGGTGAGCCAACTATAGATCCGCATAATAACTATGTCAACACCAGATAACAAAAAGCCCGCACGAATGCAGGCTCCAGGTTTTCACTCATCCATCGGAGGCGGATCGCCAAATGGATCGTCATCATCCATTGCTGGTGGCGGCGATTCTTCTTCGATGACCTGCGCCGGAGTTGGCTTAACTCGCGCCTTCTGACCGGCAGTCATCGGCGCCTTCTTCTCCAGCTTTGCGATGAACTGATCCGGCGTGATTTCGCCAGAATCGATCTTTGCCTGAGCTCCGCTCAATTGCTTGGCAAATGCTTCATCTGGCCAGAATACCGGTTGCGCTGCTGGAGCCTGTGTATCTGCCGGATAATACGGCTCAACCGTCTGCGCAGATTTCTTGCCGCGAGTCGCGTTGGTCATGATCGTTTTCTTGCCGTCGATGTGGCTCATGTGACTGGTTCGAATGCCGCCCTCAGCCTTACCCGCCCACATGACCGTAGTATCGTTATACAGCACGACATAGCGCCCAACCCACTCTGACGGCTCAACATCAGACCAGCACGCAGCCAGGACGCGGCGAGATGTCTTGCTCGGCTTCCAGGGTTGCGGATGCGAGTCGACAAAGATGCAGATAGGCTGATCTGCTGCACCAGTCATCTGGATATCAGTTATCCGGCAAACCAGTGGACCGCCAAGCAAGTCGGCAGCGTTGATCTGGTCGCTCTTGGCCATGGTTGTGCCAAGGAATTCTTCACGGGTGATGCTCATTACACGCCTCCAAAGGCTTCATCTGACAGCAGTTCATTGGCTGCCCACGATGTAACACTGGTGAATTCTGATTCTTCTTCGTAGCCATTCCACATGCCGGAATCAAGGCAGCGTGCGTATGTGTCGAGTGCCTCACGAGCATGGCGGCGACCAAGCTCAAGGGCGATCTCGTCGAGGTCATGCAAGATAAAGCCGTGCGGCGAGTCTTCTTCAAGCGCCGCCAGCGGGAAGTCGTCGCACTTCTCCCCAGTTTCCCACTGCCAGACCATCTGATAGAAGGCGATCTGCATGTAGTAGCCGTAGTTCGTGATAGCTCTGGCGAACTCATTGCCGCGAGCATCCTGACCCTTCTT